GTGAAGTTTATGGTGAGTTGAACTCAAATCAATAACTTGAGGGTGTTGATTTGGATTTTCTTTCCTATCAATTAGTCCTAACTTTCTTGCCAATGCAACATAGATTGGATCTCCACTAAAATCACAATGCCCAGCCTCACTTAGTGGTTGAGTATGTGCGATAACGAGATAATCAAGAGTATCCGTGAAGTCCAAAATTCTAGTCATACAAGCATATGGACCTCCATCATACTTGTTCCTAGAAAGTCGTTCTTCTTCTATTGATAAGACAATTTCACCATCTTTTAGTAGACAGAGCCCTGAGTTGTGACCTCGGGCAATAGCCGCAATCCATTGTGACATTTAAATACCTCAATTAATATCAGTTTTTAGTAGATTCTTTACTTCGTTTTTGAAACCTACTTTTGGTTTTTTAGGTTTTTCTACAATATTTGCAGGTGGTTGATTCCACTGAGGTTGTGGCATCAATGCAGCACTTCCTGGCAACACTGCAGTATTTCCTGGTGCAATTGCAGGAGTTGTTGAAGTTCCAGGCGGGCATGTAGGACATTCTGTGCTTTGTGGAGGAGTATAAGTTCCTTTAAATGAAACGGGTTTACCTAAATGTTTTCTAGCAGAACGCAAAATAGATTTGACTTGTTCCGCAGACATTTCCATGGATTGATCATTATACCGATCAACAGTTTCATCCATAGTTAATCTAATTGGAGAATATTTCCTTCTGTCTAAACCAATATCAATTAGATCAAAGTTACTATCTTCTGGATAAGAAATATTAACTGGATAAGTAGATCCAATAACTACAGTTGCTTTTTTGTCAAGAGACTTGCAAATATGTTGACCGATACTATCTACACCTATAAAGTGATCAGCAACATCTATAATAGCAGCCCATACTCTAATGTCCTCAATTTGAGGTCTTGCAATTTTATATTTTGACTTCTCTTCATTTTCTTCTACTGGAAACTGGAGTTCAGACATTACAATGATACCATAATCTTTTTTAAGATCATTGATAATATCTACAGTGTTTACGAGAGACATACTTCTTGACGAAGCATCTGCGATAAACTCTCCAACTTGCTGAACACCTCTACCGAAAGGCTGGATTACTACGACTTTATCTTTACCACTTACTGATTTCACTTCTTGAATCATATTGTAACCAGCAATAACCTCCATCTTAGTGAGATTGAGAGTTGGTTTGGGAAGTTCTCTGGGTTCATCTAGACCATTGATTTCCATATCAAAAGCCTGTGTCAAACTACATTTTTGATTGTAGTAATGCCACATTCTATATGGTTCTGGTGAAACACAATCTCTATGTTTCAAATGTTCCTGAAACAAATTCTTGTGCCACATATCATAAACTTTACCATCTAAAGTTGGATGACCTTTAAAAAAGTCAGTTCCTCCTTCAGCAACGATGATAAAATCATCATGTGTTTCTGCATATTTTTCAAATGCAGGAATGGAGCAAAGCACTCTACCGGCTCCTCCATTGACAAAAAATGCTTTGGATCTCATATAAAAAAACTCCAAACAGTATAATAAAGAATGATCTATTCTGATGTATTTAGTCTACCAAAATTACATGAATAATACTTGTACAAGTCTTGGAAACTCAGTAAACATACCCCTTTTAAGAACTGCTCCATGCATGTGATCACATTCATATAACACCATCCTATTGTATTTCATTTTAGATTCATATTCTAATCTTGGTACGGCTGATGGATCGTCTGGCATCCAAGCATAAAAATTAGTTCCTCCATCACATTCCTGATCTTTATTGAGGTAGATTACTGCAGCCCACTTATAATTAGTGGAATCTTTATGGAATGTATATGTATGTTTTTTCTCATTGAATCTAGTTTCAATATCATTTCCATTAGTTACATTTGCCATAAATTTAGTATCTCTCCAAAAAGTATCATCGTACTCTGGATTCCAAAAATCAAATTGACATGCTTTTTCAAAAACTGATTTTAAATTCTCATCAAATCCTTCTATATTTTCAATAACTCTTGATCCTATAAGATTTCCCGTATATTTCTTATCGGTCTTGCGAGTACCATTAAGAGCAATTTTTCGTACTTCATCGGGATTTTTATAGAAATCATCTATAGTAATTACATATCTCCATACATGCCCTAGGTCATTTTTAGCATGATCATATATTTTTTTTACTGTCGTCTTACGAGATTCATTTAGTTCAAACATATTTCTTCCCATTAAAAAAGGGAGCCTTAGCTCCCATATAATATTATATATCTACCTCAGACTCAACCAATAACACCACTACTTGGGGGCGCCCAATCGGCAGATGCATCTGCAGGTTCTTCTGGGTCAGATGGAGGATTAGTAAAGTATGGTACGTCAGGGAACATATAGTATGCCATATTTGGAGAAACACCAGCTGCAGCTAATTCAGCGGGAAGATCTCTCAACTTCTGACGATATGCTTTCCATATAGTCTTCATGTCCTCGGGCATGTCCTCTGCAATTTGACCATCACTACCACTGAGAATTCCATTTCTATGATCTCTGATCTCATCCCAAGTTAGATCATCGGCTCTACCAATAAGTTTCTCATTAACACTGAATGCATGTACTGTTGGAGCTCCATCAACGATTCTTACCGATGCACCATCATAAAGATCTTCGATAAACAAATGTTGATTATACTTTAATTGTCTGTACCCCTGAGCAGTCATATCGGGACAATCTGGATGAGCAACGTCATCCTCCATGTCTCGGCTTTCTTCTTTTTCATCGATGACTGGTCCTCTCAGTTGGCAGATGAGTGGATACTCGGTGCAATCCACTTCAAACATTTGAGTTACATCGGCTGGAATTGGTCTTCCATCAGCCATGTCATCTTCGGTCAGGGGCCCATGTACTTCGGTGCCATCAGCACCAATTTGTAGCCAAATTTTATCGGGACCATCATAAGTAACGGCTCTTGTTTTGCCTTCTGAATATGAGTGATCTCTTAGGAAATCGTTTGGAACGGGCATGTTCCAATCGTGGGAAATAATTTCTGTTGCCATGGTTAGATTTTTTCAGGTTAACATCCTTCCCAGTTATTTATAACAAAACATAAAAAAAAGACCCCTTTCGAGGTCTAAATGGACAATCGGGACATCCTGCCCCACAACATCCAGAATTACATATAACTAATTTTAACAAGACCACTTCCACCTGTTCCACCTTGTCCACAACATCTTTCACAGTAAGATGTGACTGCACCCTGACCACCGTGTGCGTATGGAGCTCTCCAGCATCCACAACGAACCCAACAATGTCTAACAGTAGAATTAACTGCCATAGTACCCAAGAATGGAGCTCCTGTGGGTCTACTTTCATTGAAGTAACAATGACAGTTCCAACCAGCAGAACCATATCCCTTTCTAGTACCACCACCATGGTTACCCATTCCGAAGTCTCCTCCATGAGCACCAGGTTGAAAACAACACTTAGCCATAGAACTATAGCAAGTTGTAGACCAAGAGTTGGTAGCACAACCTCTAGTGCCACCCATTGCACAGAAGTTACTTAAATTATATCCATTTACATATGAAACACATCCATCACATCCAACACACTCTCTAGAACAACAACGATAAACACCACCAGCACATACAGAATATGCACAACCAGCTTTTGTTCCAATGGTTTTTGCGTTATAGTATCCACCCTGGGCTCCATGCCAGTTATAACATCTATTACAAGAACATGTTCCGTGTCCGTTTCCTCCAGCACCCCAGAGTTCCCAATAAATTCGTTGTACTCCAGTAGGAACAGTCCAAGCGCAGCAACATCCAGAAGTCATTGCCGTAGGATCACCATATATCCACTTAACATTCCAATTGGAGAATGCTCCACTCGCTAGTTGAGTGTTAGTAATAGACCCATCAACAATTTGTGAGTTACTAATCTGTTTATAAGAAGCGTAATTAGCCATTTGGAGTCCTATTTAATAGTTATTTATCAGAAGTAAGTGATTTTGACGAGTCCGCCACCACCAGTACCGCCTTGTCCGCAGCAACTTGAACCACAATAAGTAGTCATTGCACCTTGACCACCATGACCATAAGGAACAATCCAGCAACCACAACGAACCCAACATTCACGAAGTGATTGGTGAACATCAGTTCCAATGAGTGGAGCAGAAGTTGGAGTAGTCATATGAACATAACAGTGACACCAACGACTACGGTTGGTAGAATATCCACCCATAGTCCAAGTGTCTCGTAGAGTACCCATACCAAACTGACCACCATTACTTGTAGGAGCCACACAGCAGTGCCATTCTGCATTACAGGCGGTCTCCCATGAGGTATTGGCGTGACCACAAGATCCACCGTATGCACAGAAGTTACTTAGATTATACCCATTTACATATGATGAGCATCCGTTACATCCCGCACATTCCCTAGAGAGGCATGGATATACACCAGCTGCACATACAGAATATGTACATCCAGCGGTGGTATCTAACATCACACTGTTATACAGTCCACCGCCAGCACCTCTGTAGTGATGACATCTACTACATGAACATGCACCATGTCCATTACCACCAGCACCCCAAGCCTGGATCCAGAGTTTTTTAACTCCAGTAGGAACAACCCAAGCGCAGCAACATCCAGGTGAACATCGGCACATGGTTCCGTAAAACCACTTTACTCCGAATGTTGAGGTTGGGGAAGTGGAGAATTTTGTAGATCCTAAGATTCCATTATCTAGTTGATCTCCGTTAATTTTTTTGTAACTTGCGTAATTGGCCATTGATTCCCCTTGATTACATGTATGTGATACGTACTATTCCAGATCCACCAGTACCGCCTTGTCCGCAGCATCTTTCACAATATGAGGTCATTGCACCTTGACCACCAGCACCATATGGAGTCGTCCAGCAACCACAGCGCATCCAACAGTAGGCACTATGGGTTTTATTACCAATTCCAATGAATGGAGCAGCACCAGTACAAGTCTGAGTATTACTTTGTCCACAATGACAGTTCCAGTGACCACTGAATCCTGGCCAATGGGGTGCGACTGCAAAGTCTCCACCATAACTTCCTGCTTGCATACAGGTGTGATAAGTAGAATGACAGAGGTTAGACCAATCTGTATTAGCCTCTCCTCTACCGCCACCCACCGCACAGAAGTTAGTTAGGTTGTATCCATTTACATATGATGCACATCCGTGACATCCAACACATTCTCTAGAACAGCATCTATAGACGCCAGCAGCACATACTGTATATTGACAACTTCCTGCGGTAGAAATCGTCTTGGTGTTGAAACTGCCACCGCCAGCACCTCTGTAGTGATGACATCTGTTGCAAGAACATGCACCATGTCCATTACCACCAGCACCCCAGAGTTCCCAAGTAACTTTGCCAACTCCAGTCGGTACTGTCCAATTACAGCAACAACCAGAAGTGAGTACTCCTGGATCACCATAAATTGTCTTTACATTCCAGCTCGGTCCAACACCAGTAGAAAGCTTTTCAATGGTGATGGACCCATCTGGAACCTGGGCCGCAGAGACTTTTTTATATGATCTATAGTTGGCCATTTACGATCCTAGATTAGTTTTATTTAGATAAAAATTTATAAAGAAAATCATAACAAAGATAGTCACGTATCAGACGGAGAACAATCTCCAACCGTAGGTATCACCCGAGAAAGCGAGTTCAAATGAAGCCCCTTCAAGATTGACCGTCATATCGGAAGTATCACCTTGGATTGGTTTTCCGTTACGTCCAATCACCAAGGCGTTGGAATCAAAGGTCTTAGCAACATCATAGAATCTAATGGTATCTCCCAGTGCGGGGGTTCCAGGTAGAGTCAGAGTTAAAGTACCACCAGTGGTGTTAACAAAGTACTCCTGACCCGCCGCGACCGCGCCTGAACTCGATACCGTTGAGTAGGTCTTAAGTCCAGGTTGTGTCCAA